ACACCAGCCTCCGATTGTCGAAACTGGGTCAAACGATGATGCAGGCGCGTCTGTTACGACACGGCAATCAATCGTCTTCCAATCTCCCTCATCGAGGTCGGTGTCGCCCGGAACCTGCAACCAAACGCCAATCATTGCGTAGTTGCCGAACACGTACGTACGGTAGCCAATCTTGCCGCTACCGCTGTAGTTCGCGGTCGTGGTTACGAACGGGGTTTGCATGAAGCCGATGTTGGTGCCCGGTAGGACAATGACCTTGTTCTGGTCGCTGCCTGCCATTGCATCAAACTTCTCCATGTTTTCGTACTTCCACAAATCAGCGATTGAGTTGTTCACTGTCGTTGAATTGTAGATGTCGCCCAACACGTTCGGGCTGATTGCGCCCAAGAACATGCCACGCTTGCATGGCAACACGTTCTTTGAAACAAGCTGCTGCTTCAATTCACGGATGGTGCCAAGGTCAAGAGTGAACGGAGATGCCAGCAATGATGACTGGTTAACCTGTGAGTCCACGGTTGACGCGCTATCTGCTACTGCGCTGTACAACTCGCTGATTGACTGCCCAGCTTGGTAGCCGAGTTCAACTGCGCTGTTGCCGACAAGTTCGTCAATCGCCGCTGCAATAGCGAACGATGAGAAGTTGGCGTAGTTGTTCCACTCGCCAATTTGTGCTGGCGATGACAACTGGCTGATGACTTCCGGGTTTCCCACGGTACCATCAGAGTTCTGTACAACATCACCCGAAAGTGTATTGTATTGGAAGAACGTACGGTTTACGCCCATGTGCAGGCCCTGTACGCGCTTCTCTGCTGCTCCAACGAATGCGTTGGTGTTGCCCTTCAAGTTCGGAATCAATTCCTTATCGAAAATGATTGCCTGTGCCGTTAGGACGTTTGCTACGTTTGATGCTGACGGGTTAGGTCCCGACATAAATTACTCTCGTCTTAAACTCCCGCTTTTGACGGGGTGACTGTTATTGAATTTTGATACCGTAGGCTAGCAGTTGCTTAACGAACTGAGGGTCGTTCTTCAACTTTGCCTTCATTACATCCGGTGCCATCTTTCTCACAGTCTGGAGAAATTCCTTTCTCGCGAGTGCTGGTTCTGGCGTTCCCGGACGTTGTGCGCTCAACGAACCCGGAACGATGCTCCCACCTACTCCCGGACGACGGGCCGCTGGTTGCACATTGAGTGCGGCGGCAGGCGTCGGAGCCGTTGCTTCAACCACTGGCGCGACGACGGCCACTGATTGTGCTGGTGTTACTGATGCTGGCACTGCGGCTGGCGGTTCCACTGCCGGGATTACCGGGGTCGCGGATGCAGCTACAGCGGCAACTGGTGCCGGATTAGCGGCCTCGGTTGCATGTTTCGTTGCTGAGGTTTCCACCTTAGCAAGTTTGTCTCCCTGTTCCTTGAGGTCTTGGAAAGCTACTTCAAGGTTGTCCAGAGTATAATCAAGGTCATTCACTTCGAGGTATTCCCCGAGTGCTTTGCTGTTGGCTTCACACGGATTGTAGTCGTGCAGGTGACGACGCATGAACTCGTTCGCAATTCTGCGACCGTCTTCGCGCCACTGTTGTTCCTTCAATTCACGCTCGCGCTTCTGGTACTCGGTATCAATCACCTGATGAATTATATCGGTGACCTTAGCCGCATCCTTACTTTCGAGCGCCAAACGAGCAGCTTCTGAAATCTGCTCTGGTGTCAAAATTGTTTTCGGTTCTTGCTTGAAGGATAGCTTCTGTCTCTTCAAACGATGGAATGCGCGGGTCGCATTCTCGTGTGCGTCTCGTTTCTTTCCAGCGAGTTCAGGAAGCGTACGTGCTTCCAAGCGAGTTGGACGACCAATCGCGGTTCCATCTTCGTCGCGAACTTGATATTCTTCGACGTAGCGGTTCGCTTTGCCGTTTGCGTCACGATAAATCGTAACACCAACTTTCTTCCACTCCGCATCCTCTTCTTCGTGTGGGTTTACTGGTGGTACAACCTCTACCACTGGAGGAACTTCTGCCGTGACTGGTACTTCTGCGGCCATCGCTGCGGCTTCCGCTGCAAGTTCTTCTGTTGAGGGAGGAACCGTACGGGCTAATTCCGCGTCAACTACGGCTTCGCGGTTCTGAGATTCCAGCATCAACTTGGAGATGTGAGTAGCGATTCCGCTGCCTCGGTCCCCCATCAGCTTTTGCATATCGGCTGATGTCTTAGGGTCTTTTACGGCTGCGAAGATAGACTTCAAGTCCATTTGCAGCACTGCTTCGCGAGTTATTGAACTCATGTGATTTCCTTATATTAATTTTACTGCTGCCCTTCCGAGGAAGAGGATTTGACTATCGGCAACTGAAAACGCTTTGGCTGTTCGACAGCTACTTGCGGATTCTCTCGTTGCTGTATTACTTGATGTGCTTTACGCTGGTGTACTCGAACTGAATCGAGCACATCAGCAGAAAACTTGTTCATGGCACGGGCGGTGGTCTGCAACCCAGCTAGCTGCTCAGGATATCGCTCCACTGTTGGATTCAACTTAATGACTTCCTCGGTTGCTTGACGACATGATTCTGCCATCAACTTCACGAGAATTTTCCATCCCGGTGCTGTCGTTAGTTGCGCTAGAGCAACTTGTTCTTCGAGAATTAGATTCTCACCCAAAAATTTGCGTTCTTCCGACATTGGTTACTTCCTTTCCCTTTCAGGTATTGTGTTGAAGGCATCCGCCGATGCCCTCACTAAGTTATAGAGATGTATTTGCTCCAAAGCCTTGCGATTGCTCCGGACCTGTACCTAGTAGTGCAGGCTGTGTTGACTTCTCAATAGAAGCACGGAAGGCTTCATTACCCGCCTTACCGAGTTGCTTCTGATTTTCCAGCGTCTGTTCTTGTTCGAACTTCGCTTGCTGTGCCTTTTGTGCCGACGCTGCCTGCGCTTGCTGCAAAGCCGCTGGGCTGTTGGCATCGTGCTTCTGTTTCTCTTCCGGAGTCATTTCACGTAAGAACTTTTGGCTGAACTTCCAACCTGCTGCGTCCGTGAATGCTTGGAAGATAGCAACTGCATCGAACTGGTATCCGGCGTCATTGGCGTTTGCCACGAACGTCGGGTTGTTCAAAAGTTGAATCATGATTGGAAGAGCCTGTGCCATTTCTTTCTTGGCACCTAGACTTGCTCCCGCTAGAACTTCGTACTCGACCTTTGCATTACGAAGGGTGATGTGGTCCATCTTGAAGTCATTGCCAATCTTCTCTCCGAGAATGTCCTTGATGACCGAAGTCGGCAACAGGTCGTTGTCGAGGTCGTCCATTTGGTACAACCACGGTTCGAAGACCTGACGAACGAATCGTCCGGTTGGTCCATCGAGGCGGCTTGCGTTAGCTTGAATAACTGCTGCCGCACCTGTGCCGCTTCTCATACCCGTCGTGCTAATGCCTGCGTGTCCCGCACCTTGAACCACCTGCTCGTTTGCGCCTGACGTTGCCGCGCCCGCTGCCTGTGATTGCTGGATGAACTCAAATGCTTGCGGTGGTACCGGAGGCATTTGTAGGAACTTGAAAGCCTTCTCAACGTCTTCTTCAACGTCGATGATGCCGCCTTGCTCCCAACGCGTGTTTTGTGTCGGTGCGTTGAAGCCCTTCTTACGTAGCGCCACAGGTTGCAAACAGTAAGCTAGCAAGTCAAGAGCGAGGTTTGTTACACCTTGCTCGACAATTTGCTCGCTTCCGATTAGCAGTCCTAACCCCTGCCCGTAAAAGCTGTCGGGGATGTTTCGCCAATTAGCCGAGTAGAACGGAATCTTTCCGAACGGATTGGCTTCATTGCGAATTAAGATGCAGTGACCGTTGTAAATCAAAACAACGATAACCTTCTCGTTGTCCCAATACTCCAACAATTCGAGCGGCGCTCTATTCGGGTCTGCCGAAGTCTTATAGCTACGAGGCTTCGCGTGCTGCAAATAACCCATCATTCCTTCCGGAATGGTCATCGCAATATTGTCTGGTCCCGGAGAAGTTGCTTTCGCAAACATGGCGCGAAGAACATCTGATTCCGGAATTTGGTAACCCTCGACACCGCGTAAGTGGTCGAGGTCTTGATATGTCGCGTAGTCGCGGTAGACAACCCATTTTGCTCTGCGGATATCACCGACGCGGCATCCCGGGTCTACAAGAACGGTGCGAATGTCGCAGTACTTCAACCACGGATGAGAAACCTTCTTCTTATAAAACTCTATTTCGAAGTCGTCTGAATCCGGCGTATCAATCGGCGCGACAGCGAGTCCTTCTGGTGCATTCACCTTCGGCGCGTAACGCTTGTACTTCTTTTCGGTCTTATCGTATTCGGTGTAGCCCCACTTCCAGATAGCTGTGCCTAGAAGTGCCATCTGCTCCAAACCGCGCTCGATTTCTTCCTCGAAACGCATCGCTTGAAGTTGAAAAGTGAACAGTGCGGTCTTTGCGGAGATTACGTCCTGACTTGTGCCCGGACTTGGACGAAGCAGGAAGCACGGGTCTTCGTAGAAGATGCCGCCCATAATCTTTGGCACAATCGACGAAATGTGATTCGAAACCATGAACTTCGGCACTGCCGAGTTCGCAACATCAGTCCCGCCCGCAACGTCATTCGTTGACATCGGTGACTGGTAGAGCAAGTCGCTCATGGTCCAGCCGGATGCCCACTGATTTACGTTGATGAAATTGTCGGCTAATTCTGTGTTGTCGAGAACGAGCTTAATCGCAGCCGTATCATTGAACTGAATTGTCCCAGTGTTCGAATCCACGTAGGTATTTTCCGGCGTGATTTCATTGGCTGGTAATTGTTCTAAACTGGCTATCTTTACGTCGATATCACTCATAGTCTCCACGGCCCTTTATTGCCGAAGATTTTCATCCTCGGGTCCTGCGGCTTCGGCGGCTCCTGTTCTATTGGCTCAGGTTGTTTCACTTCACCTGTCAGACGTTCTCTCCATGTTGGCGCTTGCCTACTTGGGGGTCCGGGATGAAGACGCGTGCCGCCATACTGATTTCCAAACATGCGGTCTTGCTGCATCTTTAAGAGATATCGTTTTTCGGCCTTCTCTTCCTCTTCGACTTTTTGACTCTCTTCCTGCGGAGTCAGTCTCATTCGCATGAACATCTCAGGAGGGAGTGTTCGAGAGGCTTGAGAAATAGCGTCCGGTATATCGTCCTTTCGACCCTTACGGGTCTCTCCGGTGAATCGCTCAAATTGACGATATAACTCATCAATCCAAGGACCAGAAACAAAGTGCAAACGGTCGTCGTTAACTAATACTTCCAAAGTCTTGATACGGTTCGTCTTCTCGTTTAGGGTGTTTCCTGTTGCCACTTTACAAATGCTGTTGAGAACTTCCGGGCAATTATATTTCATTGCATACATACGAACCACAGCCATCAGAAGGTCAATTCCGTTACATGCTTCTATAAACGTGCGACTCGGTCTATGATGTCTTAAAAATCTGACGAAGTGTTCTGCGAGGTCAGTTGCTCTCCACTTATCAAAATCAATATCAACGACGATAAGTTCTTGAGTCCCGTCTTCGCGGATGTGGCGACGAATCGCAGCAAGCACACAATAATCTGAGCCTTTGTTATCCGTGTAAGCCCAATCAACGGTTACAATCAATTCTCCGGTAGTGGGGGCGGCAGAAAGAGCATAAGTTTTACGACGCAACGTCTCTTTCTCAAAGTGCGTTATTAAATCGGTAACTTCTAGCGGGTCAGTGGCAATATTCAAGTATTGATTCTTGAAACCGCGCTCTTTGTATTCTTTCAACTTACTACGAAGCGCCTTCCAGTTCAACTTGTATGGAAACCACAACTCGACCATATTCTCGGTGATTTCGAAAATGCCGTTTCGCTTTTCCAAAAGCTGAGAATAAATAACTTGAAATTCTGGCTTTATTGTCCAGCATGACAGACATAGATACTTAAACGGCTCTGTAGAATTTATGTCATCTTCATCGGCAGATACTCCCATTCTCCAGCCGTACCAATCACTGGTAAAATAGCGAGTACCAATTATGTCGGTGAATCCCCACGACTCTACGAGTGCATTGGTGGACTTCACTCTCTCTTTCAATTTTTCGCGCAGTTCTTCATCTGCTGAATTCTTGTCTTCGACGATATCATCCAGCTTTCGAATGTCGCATCGCTGTCCGACGAAGGACGAATCCAATGACGTAATCCAGACGTGTGGCTCCTTCGAATCGAACAACTGAGCCGGACAAATAATGGGTTGTTCTGAACGACCGTCGATGCCTGTCAGAATATACTCCGGAAAGAGCATCTGAAACGCGGACGGCTTTCCGCGAGCAGGCAGATAAAAATACTGTTTTACTTCGCTCATCAACTGATTAGACAAACTTTTAACGGATGTCATAATCATGACGCGAATATCGGGACAGTTTAGCATCCACTGCACGGTATCTAAACCATCGATTGTTGACTTATATCCTGAGCGGGGGGCAAACAACATTAGTGTGCGCGTCTCGGAACCATCTTCCGCGAAACGTTGCTGCTTACCAATCATTTCGTGTACGTCATCGAATGTGCAGTCTGGGAAATACATCCCATCAAAATTCTTTTGTACGAAGGCATCACAAACCATTTGATGGGTGCCGTGAAACAGACCCTTCCCCAACAGACGCCCTAGCCAAAATAGGTCTTTACGTGCTTTGTCGCGCAAGTCGAGCCAATCAATAAACGAAACAACTCGGTCAATTTCGTATGTTTTTCTGTGCTCAAGGCTGTTAGGGTCGATATTTTTATCGCCAATTTTAATCGCACGAATCTGAGTCTTTTGGCCGACTGGCACCGGAAGATTATTTTTCTTCTTCCCTGTTTTAGTATCTATAGCCTGTGGGTCTTCGTCGCCCACAACCGTGATAGCGCCGCCTTCATAGATAGCGAGCAACTGCACAGCACTGCGGCATTCGCTCTTATAAAAATGACCGCTACTATCCATCTCAAATGCCCAAGCAAGATTGTCGTGATGCTCTTTCTCTCGAAGGCTCTTTTCAGCGTCTTCTACTAAAAGACTGGTAACTGAATAGGGTTCTGGCATCCCCTTATCGCGAGCACGTTTGTTTGCTTGTCTGCGGCGGGCCGCTTCTTTTGATTGGTCAGCCGTTGGCGACATTGGAACTCCGTATTATTTACTGCTCCAACGCCTTCTTTGCCTGCTCTCGACTTGCGAGAGCGGTATTGATTTCCGGCGCTTCGTTACTTTTGATTCCTAAAAATTCGTGTCCCGCGTCTGCGCGAGCACTACGTGCGTGAGAATAATCTGTCTTTTCCGGTTGAGACTTTGCTTCCGGCTTTGCCGCGAATGCATTAGGCTTTCCGCCCGTTACACTCTTCGTAAAATTGTTTGCCTTGTCGAGCGCCTTCTTTGCGCCCTCAAGGATGTTCGACACTGAACTCATCTTTAGCTCCCCGGCAAATCCATATCTTCTTCGTTGTCGCTTTCCTTAACAAGCGGTCGAGCCTCGTAACCATCTGTTGACTTGAAAATACCGATGATGCCGCCCGGTTCAACCTTCAAGCTGTCATAACTCTCATTAAAAAGACGTGAGATTTCGCGAATGACTGAGCCATGAACACAAGCTGCTGCTGGTGCTCCACCCTCTTCGCCCACTTTAATAACGTTCAAAATTGCGGGGTCAGTGCGGTCACGAAAGTTTTGAACACTCTCGCCGCCCGGGATGGTCTCTTCCGGATTATCACGATAATGCTCTAATTTCTTGCGATTCTCTTCCGATTTTGGGAGACCTGAGAAGTCTCCGGTATCCAAGCTGTCAAGATTTTCCAACTTCGATGATTTCAGGTTCTTCTGTCTTTCCAGCGGCTCTAGTGTCTGCGCCGTACGTTTCATTCCACTGTGATACAACGCACTCAGTTTGTATGCAGCCAGAAAGTTTGGGACTTCGTTCGCCTGTTTCTGACCTTCCTCGTTCAGTGGGATATCGATATCTCCACGGAATGAATCGGACTTATTCAGGTCGGTTTCCCCGTGTCTAATGAAGAATGCGATGAGTTTCATTTATCCTGTAAAAAGTTCCCACAACCAATCAAGAAATGTCTTACGCTTCTCCGGATGACTGCGAACTGCCTTCTGACCCGGAGGGGGTGCTTGCGGACGTAAACCCGCACTAGCATCATCCATGAAATCTGCGAAGCGAGTACCCATCGGCATCACGATGGTTGCCATCTGCGTGCTGGGGAAAACTGCCTCAACGAGTCCAATAATTTTGTGCGTCTTTGCATCAACAACTGCGCTGCCAGATGCACCCGGCCCAACGCCTATGCCCACGAAGTATCGGGCACCACACTCGCGGTCACATGCTCTGCCGCCGCCATTCTCGAACTGTTTTGAAACGACCTTACCTTCTGCGACTTGTTTCACAACGCCGAGGGAGAAATTCACGTTTTGTATCAAGGTACCGATTGGTGGAATCGCTTCACCATCACGAAGAATCTCGAATACTGGATAGTCACGAATACTATGAAAATCAAATAGCGCATAATCATAGCGGTCGCTTGATTCGAATTTCACAAGATGAATCTCATTCAAAACTGGTTTATCGTTCAACGAATCGGAGACGTAGTACTTCACGCCTTTATCCAGCAACTCATAATCGAAGCAGTGTCCTGCTGTCAAGCCGAGGAAACCACCGCTACCGTTCTTATCAACCACGGTTGCAGTACAAGTGAATCGACTCTCAAACTTACAACCCCAAAAATCTACTGGACCGAAGAATGTGTCTTCGGGCTTATACTCGCAGACCTGTTTTCCCGAATAGACTGCCAAGGTTGCCTTAGACAATTCCTCAGAGTAATCCGGTTTCGGTTGAACCTTGGCGGACGCGGGAATTGCGAACAAGGATGCAACTAACAGCGATAGTGCAAGAAAAAGTTTCATGTGGCTTCTCGTGAGCGGCCCTTGACAGAGCACCACCGCCCATCACGCGGTTCCCGAAGGACCCTCTGCTCCGCGTTTACGATTAAACCTTTGTCGGTGAAACGGGTGAAACTGACTGTGCAAGAACCATATCCGGCTTCTGGGCCGTGTCCTTGCCAAATGCAACTGACGCGCGGTTGATTGCGTATGGCGCTGTTGCGAATGCGCCTAGTCCGGTTAATGTCATGCCATCTGGAATCGCGTGGTTATGAATTGTCACATAAATCAAGCAGGCACAGGTGACCAATGAGTGCAATAAAGTCAGAAGACGCGATGCGCTTGGACTGCCGTTATCGCTAAATACTTGCTTCAAAAATGGAAGTAAAAGTGAAAGTCTCATTTTTACTTCTTGAACTTTTTCATGGTCGCAGCCATATTTGCCATGTGCTGAACGTGCGAATTCTTCGAGTTCTTTGCCTTCTCTAAGCGGTCGGCAGGAATGTTCTCATCTTGTGGGATGTGAAGAGCCTCATGTAAGCCGCCCTTGCGCAGATGGCGCATTGCGCGATACAAGGATGGATTCTTTACCTTCGCCGTCATATTAGGCTACCTGCTGTTGTACGCCCGGGATTGCTGCCAATGCCTTGCCCTCTTCGTCCTTTCCTTCGTCATCGTTTGGCGCTGCGGTATGGTCCATCAAGTGGTCCATCATGCCATCGTGGTCGGCTGCTGCACCGCGTACATCGCCGTCACGAACCGGGACATCGTGAACGTGACCGTGCTTTTCGTGAATGTGGTGAACAGTATGTGAACCGTCTTTGTGATGCTCGGTAACAGTGTGGCTATAGGGGTGCTTCTTCATAAATCCTCTTAAACCTGCTTTGCCTTACGCGTCTCTCGGGCGCGTTTGTACTCAGAACCGATTTGAACTAGCTTCTTAGTTGGCTCAACGAATTCACAACACTGATGCTCCGCATCGGTAATAATTGCCAAACCCTTTTCGTCGTGCTGAACTTCCGGGTCGGCCTTCATGACCTCTTGATTGCAGCGGTCTTTGTTGCCGACAAGATACTCGCAGTTCGCGCAGTGGTACGGACCATCAGATGCAAACCCGGCCAGCTTTGTGCTCTTCGGCCAGATTGGTCCAACCTCGGCAATCAACGCTTTCAAGCGAGATACGATGTTCGGCCAATTCTTAGCCATCTTTCTTGCGAGCCTCTCGAACCTGTGCGTACGAAGCCTTCTTGTGAACGTGCTCCGGTACGTGTTGCCCCTTGGACGCGACATCCCATTCAGCGAGCGCCTTCTTTCCTAAGACTTCTGGATGAGCGTGAAGGTAGCCACGCTGGGCTGCTGATTTGAACGGCATATTACTCTCCGAAGGGCTTCTCGTCCTTTCGGCCTGAGAGCTTCTTCAAATCTTCTTCAATGTGGGCTAGGTGGTTTGTGAGAAGAGTGGTCATGCCAGTCTCCATCACGTCCATGTGCTTTGTCATTCGTTCAAAGAAGTTCGCGGCAGTTTCATAAAAACCGCGAGCCTTCCACGCGCCGACAACTAATACGCCGACGATGGAGAAATCTCTTAGGGCCGATGACACCTGCCCCAACGTCAAACTCGCTGGGTCAAACATGTGGTGTCCTTTCAAAAGTGTGCCGGGGCTATAACCCAGCGTGCCGTGGCTTCCGCACGATTACCCGTGGTGGTCGCTTTTGTGTTCGCGTCCCAGCCAAGCGAGGAAGAGGTGGGGGAGACTAGAAGCCTCCCCCTAGAAGTTATTCTGCGCTGATTTGGAACTGGTACAGACGGGCAAAATTCTGCGCCAACGACACGGAGAATGTTACACGAGCTACCAATCCAAGAACGTTGCCTTGCACAGCGGCCTGACCCTTAACGAAGTCGAGACCAGATGGCGGGTTGGTGATTGCGGTTAGCGCGATGACTGCGTTGTTCAACGAGCCTGAGAAGTAACCCGACAGAAGACCCGGGGTTGCGCCCGAGTTGTTCGTGCCGACTACGGTTGCTTCCAAGAACCAGTTGACTGCGGTTGCCGATGCTAGCGCAACTGCGCCCGTGCTTGCAATTGCCGCGTACGACGGCGATGCCACGGTTCCAGTGTTTGCAACGAGTTCAATCGTTACGTTACCACCGCCAGTGAACGGAAGAACGTCGCCCGCTAGCTTGACACGAAATGCTTGACCTTGCAATTCCCCGAATGCTGCGACCGAAAGCTGTCCGGCTGCGCTAGCTGCTGATGGCGCTGCCGAGAAGTTTCCGATTGAGCTACCAAGGACGCGAGGAAAATACTTCGCGGCTGTTCCAACTCCACCAACGGTAGACGGGTTTAAGCCGTTTACCTGAAAATCTGCGATTACTGACATGGTTTTCCTTTATCTACCCGCCGCCAAAAGTGTTTTAATATCCTCGGACGGAGAGCTTTAGTAGAAACGCGTTTAGAACATGCTACGCGTTTACCACTTCATTCGCGACCTTAGTCGCAAAACTTTTAATTACAAAACTTTATCCTAATGGAATTTCAGCCCAAAACAATGACGGAGCAACGGTTGCCGTTGTTGCTGTGGTCGAAACGACAGCTATGCCCGAGTTGGGTTGAACTATGAGCGAGCCATCCATGTCTTCTTTTAAGGTAAGAAGGTTGCTCGCTATCAAATCCAAGTATGCGCCTTGGCTGATATAGGCTGGGACTGTCGTAGCACCTACCAGCGTTCCCGCTGTATAAGTTTTTGCTTGTGCAACTCCTGCGCTTCCAACAAGTCTGTTTTGTGGTGTGTTTCCCGGGGTGGTTGCGGACGGTTGTTGTCCTGCAATCAGTTGAAAACCAAGCCCGAAACCCGTTGCTGCGGCAGGAAAAGTTATGACGGGCAATGTGATGCCCAATAGAACCAACTGAACGCCAGAAGCCGCTGGATTAAAAAGAGCGAAACTTCCCGTAGCTGTCGCTGATGCTACTCCTACTGCGGCGACGGCATAAGTTACGCCGTATACAAGCCCCGCAGTCACCAAGTCATAATAATGCGGAAAGAAATCTGAATTGTATGTTGAACCACGAAGAGCTAATCCTAAATTCATTACTTCTCCGGAACTGCTTCGGTCTTCACTGGCTTCACTTCGGCTAGTTGCGATTGGGCTAGCGCCAACTGCTCTCGTAACTGCATGACTTCTAGGTGCATTCGCCCGAGTTCAGCAAAAATTTTATTGATATCCATTTCAATCCTTTAGACTGGGATTTCGTCCCAAACAAATCCTGCCGTTACAAGGTGACCTGCTACCGCGTTCGAGATGCCGTTCGCGATTGCAAGATATCCGCCCGGAGGAACGATGATACTTCCTGCCAAATCTTCTACGCCCATTCCATTCAAAATACCTGTGGCGTTCGCTGTAGCTGTTACGAGCGAAAAGTTTGCTGCTACTGGACGAAGCAATGTCGGGTTGCCGACGCCACCTGCGAGAACCGCGTTGGTAACACCGATTGCTGCCGAACCAGATGCCTTCAAAGTCAAAGCGTTGACTGGCGTTGCTGTTTGCGCGTTTGTAATCGTTTGACCAGAGCCAACAACGTACAAGAATGCGCCAGTCTGAGTAACCGTTGCCAGTGGAGCCGCCGTCAATCCACAAAATGTTTGTTCAACAACAAGATTCTTTCCGCTTGTTAGCGGGTTGTACAAAGCTAGAATCGGAGTAAAAGTTCCAATCGCTGTCGAGAACAAGTGGGTTGCAGCTAATTGAACACCACCACCTGCGGTTGAGTTCATGAACTTGTTACCACGGTATGTCTGTTCGTAATATCGTGCTTGAAGTTCCGAGACCAACAGGTCGCTAAACTCCCCAACACCTACCGTGATATTCTGCCCGGTCTGCTTTCCGGTCTGACCTTGATTACCTTGAAGAATCATGTTGTTCCTTAATCAGCCCAATCATCTGCGCCTTCTTCGGCTGCGATTATGTTCGGGTCAAAATCGTTGGGCTTGTTACGACCGCCCTCACAAGCTATCGCTACGAGTGCTCGTCTCATAGCTTCCAAAATAATCGTCTGTTGAGAGCGAAGGTCATTACCGGAAACCAAACTCTGGTCAGTTGATGCCCCTGCCGGAAGCGGAAGAGACACAACACTTATCGGTTGAGTTACTTGAAAGAATGCTCCGGTAACTGCTTGAGTAGCCGGAAACGAATCTGAGCTAACTGTTACACGAGGGATACCTACTCCGCTCACACCTGTTCCTGTTACGACCGGACTTCCACCAAACTGTGAAACATTTTCAACCCAAGGAGATGTACTTTGGGTCACAGCCAACGCTGCGTTCTGCACGCTCACGTTGACGGTTGCGGCGATACTGACAGGAAGAGTTACCTCGTCCGTTGCTAGCACGACCGGAATAGAATTTGCACTGGTCTTGGCACCGAGACTAACTGCCCCGCCGCCAACTTGAGTAAGATTCTCAGACCACGGTGCGCCGCCCTGACTAGTTGTTACCACGTCGGCTGCTGTTAATGCTCGAATCTGACGCGCATCGTAAAGCGTTGCGCCTGTTGCCAGTTCAACTTGGCTATTAAAGTTTACTGCCGTTTGCTTTAATTGAGAACCTTGAGAACCATATACCACGCCTAGAAGACGGGCGGCACGGTCAGTCGGGTCATCAATCCACGGGGACGTTCCTTGTGTCACAGATAGCGATGCATTGTCCACTGTTACGTGTCCAAGCAAACGTGCTGCACGGTCGGTTACGTCACGAGGTTGTGTTGCCTTGATGTCGGTGTCGATTGTTGTCAGACTTGCGTCCAGCGCCAGTCCACCAGTCGTTCCGATGTTTGCAGTTATGGAACCGGAATCAACAATCACATGCTGCGCTGCGGCAAATGCTACAAATAAATCTTGAGATGCATCCACCTTGAGCGCGCGAATCTTTGAATTAGCGCTATCCCAACCCATCGACAAAGTGCCTGTCGGAGTTGCGCCGGATGCTGTATTATCAGCGAACTGTGTTCCGCCGCCGAATGATGTAATCTGATTTCCTGCGCCATCAACGATAGCAATTGTCGGAGCCTTGGTTGTTGCGCCAAGAGCCAAGCCTGTCACACCAACGAGATTTCCGCCGATGTTGACACCTTGATAGTCCGCGTTGACTGGGACCGCTCCACCTGTTGCGCTGGCCGCTGCGTTTCCACCAGAAATAGTTCCTTCCGCCAAATTGACGTTAAGGTTTCCGGCTGCGCTCAAACCGATGGCATGTAAAACGTTTGACGGGTTTTTGCCTAACGCGACAGTTCCAGTTGGGGTTGCCTGAGTCGTTCCATCCGCGTACTGAGTTCCACTCGCAGCCCCTGCCGCGATGTTAACTAGGATGTTTCCCGCCGCGTCAAGCTGTAATGCGCTAGCTTGCCCCGCTGCCGGATTAGGGGCAACCGGATTGTAAACGCCTCCAACAACATGAACATCTGTTGTGGCAACGCTATTCAGTGGCCCTGTACTCATTTCTTAAACTTCCTTAAATCGTTCCGCGTCTCTTCATGTCGAGAATGATGCTAGCCACTGCCTCTGTGAACTCTCTCGTCTTAACTGAGAAAGGAACACCTTGTGGGCCTTCCGGCCCCTGCTCGCCGCGCTGACCTTGCGGTCCTTGTTCGCCTTGCTCGCCGCGCGAACCCTGTGAGCCTGTTGGACCTGCTGGACCTGTTGCGCCTGTTGCGCCCACTGGACCCGGGATATTTGATACGCCTGCTTCGCCCTGTGAACCTTGTTCACCGCGCTCGCCTTGAGGACCTTGCTCACCCTTGGCTCCGTCCTTTCCGTCGCGGCCAGCCTCGCCATCCGTGCCATGAAAACCAGTTAATCCGGTATTGCCCTTTTCGCCGCGAAAACCTTGTTCGCCTTGAAGACCTTGTTCACCGCGCTCTCCGCGCTCACCTTGTGAACCTTGAAGACCTGAGACTCCCGGAACACCTTGCGGTCCCGGCTCGCCTTGCGGTCCTTGTTGACCGCGCTCGCCTTGTGGTCCCTGAATATCTGAGACTCCCGGAACACCTTGTGGACCCGGAACACCCTGTGGGCCGATGCGCGAATTGTGGTGCGCGCGCAGTTCTTCAAGATACTTCTCAATGTGATAGACTCTTTCTTCGTATGTCAAAGAAGCGTCGAATAAATTTCTAGCCACGTTATCTCCAAATCCAACCACACGGACACTTCACTGTCTCACCAGCCTTCTTTCGAAGTAGACGATAACAGGACGCACAAAGACGCTCCCACATGGGTTTGCACCTTGGCCTGAAACAACGAAAAGGGCGCACCCGAAGATGCGCCCCTTTGAATTATGCTACGGTATATATGCCGTTGCCGCCCGTGCAAACAATCCACTTGCCCTGAAATGCAGTCAAATAAACTGTTGCGCCAGCAAATGCTGGGAAGGTGACCTGTGCGCCCGCTGCTGCGCCCATTTGCAACTTGCCTGCGCCCACTGCAACAACGTGTGCGAAGTTTGTGCTCGACGAGATTTCAACTTCGAGACCATCATCAGCCCCAGATGTTGGTGCTGATACAGTGATAGTCGCAATCGAACCTTTCGTAATAACGAAGAAGCCCGGAACGCGACCGCTAACGGTTGAGTCTACTGCTAATTGTTGTGCGGACACTTGAATGCCGCCAAACTGACTAATAGCGTACTGAATGTTTCCGCCAACGCCCTCAACTTGAAGAACGTCGCTACCATCAGTATTCAGATACGAACCGAGTCTTGCTGCTTGAGAACTTAACATGGAATCCTTAGAGATGCTTTTTGAATTTTGCTCAGACTAGACACACCCGACTCGCTTACTATTCGGACAATGTTCTGAGGCTTGATTGGGGTACTGCGTCCGGTGCTGCTCATTCCCGGAGAAGATTGGTTGGAGGCGAAGGACTCGAACCTTCACCGACACTTTCAGAGAGTGCCGTGCTACCGATTACACTAGCTTCCAACAGAAATAAAAGTCGTCCCTACTAAGGCGATGGGGTCCTTTTCCTTCGAGGTCACATCGCGCTGCTTCCTCAAAGTACCAGACCGACGACCCGAGATTGGTTGCGGCGCTAGGATTCGAACCTAGATAGCGGGATTCAAAGTCCCGCGTCCTACCGTTGAACGACATCGCAACAGAAACTGGAAGCGCGATGCGGGCCGTTACTCCCGCGTCCTCTTGATTAGAATCAAGTGCTCACTCTGAGCTACCCGCGCGTAGAAAATTGGTCCCAAGTCACCGAGTCGAGCGGTGTCTACCTGTGTTTCAAACAGGGGTGCAACCCTTACACCAACAGGGGAAAGAAATTATTTTTGTTCTCGTGGCAGAGTCATTTCCTGCCAACAAACTTCAACACCGTTATCTTGCTGGACGCATTGATAACCGGGAGGAATATCTTTCTCCGAGGCTACTGCATCACAAACGATTGTGCCATCCGCGTGAGTGTTACAAACCCAAATGTACTGAGGCGGTCGAGTCTCGATGACCGGGAATCTTGGTTGAACTCTTTTCGGACAGCCAGAAAGAAACAAGCACGCGGCCAAAAGAATTGCAAGTCTCATAATGGTCCTTTAAGATGGAGGAAAGTTACGGAATCGAACCGTATCCCGCCTTACGACGAGTCGCTGTTTTCGAGACAGCTACCGACCATTCAGTGCTACTTTCCGTTTGCACAATCTCGACAGATATACGCCAAGCCATTCCAGCGATTCTGGCGGACTGTAAAATTCTTTATTGGCAGAAACTGCTTATGTCCACCACACCATGCCGTTCCTTCTGGCGCGATTCTTCGGTGTCCACCTTTATAAACATGCTGCTTGTTACAGGCGGAATGAGAAAATGCTATATTGCTCAAATCCCAGAACAAATCTGCGGAGCGCCCTTCCCACGGCTGCTTGTGCTCGATACTCATTTGGTCGGCAGAAACAATTTCTTCTCTGCACACAGAACATAAGTTCTCTTTCAATCTAACTAACAAATTGAAAAGCAGATTCTTTCTCAATCGGTTAGTTGCGGTGCCATGAGGCATCCCGAGTAATTGCGCGATACGCGCACTTCTATTATCTGTTTTATTCATCGATGACTCCCTTGGGGTCTTTGATGTATTTACAAATGGCGGAGAACCGTCGAATCGAACGGCGTCACCCCTTTCAGGGTGTCACGGTTTTCAAGACCGATGCCCACCATTAGGCGCTGTTCTCCGTAAAATTGGCGGAACGAAGAGGACTCGAACCTCTACGACCTTTCGGTCGCTGGTTTAGCAAACCAGTCCGGCTACCATTTCGGCACCGTTCCGTCGAAAATCATATTTCGTACGTCGAAGTTTGCCTTGAAAGCAAACTACTCATCGAAAAACAAATTGGCAGGCCGCGTAGGAATTGAACCCACTCTCGCCGGGTTGGAGCCGGATGTGCTACCGTAACACTTGCAACCTGTAGAAAATTGCCGACCGTACTAGCCAATATACGCACAAAGTTTTTGAGGCCCAGCACAGTTTCGAACTGTGAGCGTCGGACTTCCTCGGGCGCGTGGCTGGCCGTGTCACAGCCCTTTGGACTCGCGTAGACCAAGTAATGATTGGTGGATAGTGTAGGACTCGAACCTACGTAGGACCAAAGGCCCGACTGGTTTACAGCCAGCTAGAATTGCCGCTATCTGAACCATCCACGAAAACTGTTATGCTCTAAAACCTGCTGGTCTTTCCGGTCTCTCGATGCCGGATGTTATTCCGCCTCGCGCTGCTCGCGCGCCACTGTATGATGCGCCAGAAAACTCATGTTGCTGCGGGGCACCAAAAATACTGGGACTTGAAAGAGCCGATGGTGCTTGCGAATTTGCGCCGCTAAATTTTTCTGGGTGCAATCCCTCAAACCATTCTATGAAATTCTTTGCCATGCGTCCTCGCAAAACTTGGAGCACCGCACTGGAATCGAACCAATGCCTCGGCCTTACGAGGGGCGCGTCCTGCCACTGGACTAGCAGTGCTCAAAACTTGGCGGGTCCCACCAACGCATTGCGCTGTATTTTCCCCGTAGAAATTGGAGCGGAAGGCGGGAATCGAACCCGCGCCCGGACCTTGGCAAGGTCCTGTTCTACCACTATACCACTACCGCTCAGAAAATTGTCTTAGCTTAGGAGCAAGCAACATCATGTGCTCATACTCCCAAAATTCACCTTTGATACGATTGCATTTCCAGCAACACGGTACAACGTTATTTGCCTCGTGTCCTTTCGCACTGTTCTTTCTATCTAATCCGTGTCCTGTTGGGCTTAAAATCCCGAGACAGTAGTGACATTTATTATCTTGAATAAGTGCCACATAAAAATTCAGACTCCACAAAGGGTCCGTTGACGGAGTTTCCTCGACTCTCAGTTTCTTCTTAAGATGCGTATGTCTGCCGTGAGGTAACCGAGCAATCCTACTTGCTTTATTCCGCTTCTTTTCCTTGCGAACTTCTGGCGTATCTATTTTTCTCATGTCACCCTCCCGAAAGAGTGATAGTCGGGGAGGTTCGGGCCTCCCCAACAAATTGTAGCTACAAACTTGGAGCAGGATAGAGGACTCGAACCTCTGAGGATTTCTCGGCGGTTTACAAAACCGCTGCTGTCGCCACTGAGCCAATCCTGCTTTGAAAACTTGGAGCTTCGTAAAGGAATTGAACCTTTACTTCCGCATTACCAATGCGGCGTTCTGCCGTTGAACTAACAAAGCCCGGAAACTTATTTGCAAGACTCGAATATCGTCGCTGCTGATTTCATCGCCCAATACGTGAGGTCGGTGGTTAAGTCCCAAACTTCTCCGGTGCGACAATCGCGAGCGGTCAACTTAAGACCTTTCGGCAAATTCACACGGTACCCGGAAAATGTTCGTACGACGATTCGTTCTCTCATAAAATTGGAGCGGGTAATCGGACTCGAACCGATACACTCAACTTGGAAGGATGAGGTGCTGCCATTACACCACACCCGCTCAGAAAATTTGCGATGGCGTATTGACCGCCTCACGCACTCGTCGGTGCGCCCGGTAGTGACCGGGCTAGCCCACTCTACGAATGGGCGCGTTTGCAAAATTGGTTGCAGGGGTGGGAGACGAACCCACGGAGGTCTGCTTATGAGACAGACTTGAATACCCATTCTCCGCTGCAATTGAAACTTATTTGTGCATCATCCATGCGATATAAACGATGGAGATGATTACGCCCAAGACGTTACAAACTGTTCGCACCACTGCCATCTTCTGGTCTAGACTGAGCGACGGCTTTGTCATCTTTCTTCTTTGTGCGACCTTCGTACCACTTACGTCGCAACCCTAGGTATTCTAGTTGTGCCTTCAAAGATTCTTCCGCTGCGATTCTCATCGCCCGGTCGTCTCTCCAAATCCCAACTAGGAAGTACAGGGCGACCAAATCAACTGCCAGTGCTGCAACTGAAGCTGCGTCTGCTACAGTCATGTGTCACCCAAAAATTGGTAGCCAATGAAGGACTCGAACCTTCATTTCCCGCTAATCAGGCAGGCGTCTTGCCGTTATACCAATCGGCTACAAAACTATTTGCGCGTCAAGTACTTCATCCAATCATCGTCACGCTGTTTACTTTCTTCCCAGCGTTCCATGATTTGTTCCATTGTCATCCATGTCGGACTGCACACGTATGCGAACGGATTGTTGTACTCGCGACCGCGCTCCCACAAACTTTGATTGCCGTCTCTGCTCCAACCGTATACTTCATTGTTGGCGCATTCGTAGATGTCGGGCATCAGAAAATCATCCCAGTCTACGTTGTTTGCCAGAGCGTTTCGAAGCGCGTGATTCTGCGTGCGACGAAGACTTCTGGCTGCATCCATCTTGTCATTGTGGGCGCTGCGGTTCCCAGTAACAGACGAATACGGCTTGCGATAACTCTTTGACATGGTGTTAACCTCCGTAGGTTTACCTAATACATGTCATGTTATCTCCTTGAAATTGGTGGACCATGAGGGAATCGAACCCTCAACACCTCGGTGCAAGCGAGGTAGTATCCCGTTTACCTAACGGCCCAAAACTTGTGTCAACCTTTTTCGGCTGACTTTCACAAAATCAACCTCTTTAGGCTGACTCGAAACTTGGCAGAGCTAATCGGATTCGAACCGATGTGAGCACCTTGAAAGGGTGCCATCCTAGGCCACTAGATGATAACTCCACTGAAACTTGGTACCCGTAGGCGGATTCGAACCGCCGTTACTTCCGTGAGAGGGAAGCGTCCTGCCGCTAAACGATATGGGCACTGAAAAATTGGTTGTCGGCTTCGGATTCGAACCGAACAGCAACGCTAATCTAGCGCGAAGGCTTTATAAGAGCCTGCTCCGAACCGTTCGGAACCGACAAAAATCTGGGAACCCAGGGGTCATTCACCCCCGCCATCCTACGAGTCCGGTACCGGATATCGTAAGCGTTCACTCTACCGCGAACTGCGTCCCCACAGAAATTGGTACCCAATGAGTGAATCGAACACTCCCGGTCTCGGTGTAAGCGAGATGCATACGACCAGTTTGCTAATCGGGTACAGAAAATTGTGCCTTCCCTAGTAAGTTCAACAGACCGAGAAGGTCTTGCCACGGATATCTGCTCGTTTACTCGCCGTGGTAAAAATTGGTCGGTCGCCAGAGATTCGAACTCTGACCCCATCGCTTAAAAGGCGAGTATGCAACCTTAACACTTGCAACCGACTGAAAATTGGTGGACTGCCCGGGACTTGAACCCGGAACACGTTCCTTAAGAGGGAAGTATGTTGCCGCTAACACCTGCGGTCCACTGAAACTTTTTCTGGTCGCGCTGTAGCCCGGTTTCTGTCGAGGACGAACATTCCTCTAAGCCTTCTACCCGGCTCTCATCGCGCTCAACAAACGCTCAAGCCCTATTTGAAGTTGCACCTGTGTGGAGTGCCTTCGCTCGAATGAATCCGGAAATTACCCGGAAGAATCCGGAACTTCCGGAATACGAAGCCTTACCCGTGCGATTACTCGCCCCGCAACTTCCACGGCACAGTGTTGAGATGTGACCGGAACTTCCTCCATACCCATATAGCGGTTGATTACGATGTAATCTGCCGCTATAACGGTACAGCGTTCGTCTACGCTACCAAAATGTGGGGCTTAACTTTTCGTTAGTAAGCCTCTGAAAGAAACGACCCGGCTTGCCAGACTATGCTGGGGCCGAGAAACTTTTCGAAACCTTACGTGGCGGCACTATCATGCGCTTATGGGGCTGGATACCCCCGCTGGGGTTTCGAACTTGGAGCACTGTGTTGGAATCGAACCAACGATGACTGTTTTGCAGACAGGTAGCTTACCACTTGCCTAACAGTGCGAATCTCCGACGCGGTTTCCCGCGCCTTTGTCAATTGGTACGCGCCGAGGGAATCGGACCCTCATGACTTTCGTCGGGGCGTTTTAAGTGCCCTGCGTATGCCTTTCCGCCACGCGCGTAAATTTGGTCGCCCACACAGGAGTTGAACCTGTACGCCCTCTCGGGCGGCGGGTTTTGAATCCGCTGCGTCTGCCAGTTCCGCCAGCAGGCGATTGGTAGCCCATGAAGGACTCGAACCTTCATCGCTCGGTTCGTAGCCGAGCATCCTATCCATTGAACGAACAGGCCACTGTAAAATTGGAGGTCCCACTCGGATTCGAACCGAGATAGCTGCCTTAGAAGTGCAGCGTCCTATCCGTTGAACGACAGGACCTTAAACTTTTCCCGTCCCCTTGCAGTTCGTGCACGAGCGTTGTCGCCCCCACGGGTCACACGGACCCAACTTCGAACCATTGCAATTAGGACAGACTTTCATAAAATTGGTGCCGCGCGAGGGACTCGAACCCCCACTCCCGAAGGAACTAGTTTCTAAAACTAGCGCGTCTGCCATTCCACCAGCACGGCACAGAAAACTTTGCGGATGTTAATAAACGAGTAGAAGTTAAATGTGGAATCCATCCGCCAACCCACAAGATACTCTTGCTCGTTATTCTTAGAACTTGCCGGACGCTCTACCGTGGAGCTACATCCACTTCCTCGCGCCGCATACACGGCTCACTCGCGAAGTTGCGTGGAGTCGGGATTCGAACCCGAACCTTCCGGCTCTTCCGCCTGCCAGTTATTCATGCAGGACTTAATCACCTTGGGCTGACACTGGTGGTTCCCGTCGAGCGGCTTTCAGGTAGCGGTCACCGCGCTGCTCGACTTGATGTCGTCGCGGGACCATCGCTTTGCCATCACAATAAATTCTCTGTAATGGACTTAAATCCGAGGAACTATTTATCAACGCGCGGTTCCCGGACGCGCCTTGGGTGAGTATCACCTCACCGTGTGCCTTCTGACCCTTTACCAGCTAGCGAGTCTGCTGTCGGGGGCGACCCGAAGCATTGCGGCACTGTTGCAACATCTTTTTGACTGACAGGGCGGTGGCATACGGCGGAACTTTCAGCATTGTTCCTTCCGCTGTCCTTCGCTTTGGCCTACGCTGACAGTAGGTCAGTCAAAACTTGGTCGGGAAAGCAGGATTTGAACCTGCGGTCTCTTCTTTCCGAAAGAAGCGGGAACTCCAGACTTCCCTACTTCCCGACAGTAAAATTGGCTGGGGCAGCAGGACTCGAACCTGCAATGCGCTTACGCGCTGGGTGGGTAACAGCCACCTGCTGTACCAATTGAGCCACACCCCAGTAGATTTCATCCTCGACTTCCGCGTGACAATTCGCACAAAGCAAATCACACTTGTCGAGTTCGGCTCTAATCTTTTCCCAACTTCTAGTTGAAGAAATAGATAGACCGAATAATTTTGTTTTCGGGTCTCGATGATGAAACGTAAGTGCTCGAAAGCACTTTGCGTATCCGCATCGCCCACATTTCCCGCCGAGATATTCGACGGCGCGCCGCTTCGTTCTACGACGCCATTCTATCACTTTATTATTCATCAGACTCACCTTTTGGTGGTCTAATGGTAAGACTGACAGCCACTCGGTTTGAGTCCGAGAACTTTTACTACCCGGGCGTTACTCCGGTAAAATTGGCGCGACTGACGGGATTCGAACCCGTGATTTCTCCCGTGACAGGGGAGTGTCGTGGGCCGCTAGACCACAATCGCGCGGAAAATTTGGGCTTTTCGAAGAGCAACCGTTACCCACCTTGCGGCGAATAAGCCCGTGGATGCTCTGCCCCGAGTGTCCTTCCCACCGGACAGGGTGGCTCGGTTTGAAACTTGGTCGAGGAACCAGGATTCGAACCTGGGGTCTCATGCTTCCAAAGCACGCGGGAACGGCCAAACTTCCCCATTCCTCGAAAAACTCTTACACCAGACAATCCGGTACTTCGATAACTTCGTCGTCGATTGGCTCTGGGTCAATCATAAATTTGTGCCCCTATCCCTCGCGGGCGCTGGATAGGCTTGGCGGTCACTATTCTGGGGCGACCCCAATGCCATGACAGGCGCGTTATCGTTAATCCGAAATCTCGATGAAACCTTCATGCCCATCCGCGATTGTGAAACCGCTGTCGTGTTCTTTCATCGTGAAACCTTTATCCTTCGAACGTGTCGCGAGTGACGATGACTCCGTCGAACCCGCCTTCGGTGATGCCACGACATTCCCAGCCATCGAATCCGATGCTGCCGCCGAAGTTCACAGTGTAGATGCCGGGTGAAATCGTTGTTGCTCGACCCAAACTCTCTGTGTCCTTCATCGTGAAACCATCCTAGCACATCTTGCAAACTTTGTCAAGCACTTTCTTTGAAAATTTTCGGGGCAGTTTTGGCTCGTGCTAGCTGCCCCTGTAGGAGGTGCTGCGTAAGCTACTGCGATTCGAGGACCATGCTACCACAGTTCCCGAATTTTGTCAAGCGAAATCTTTAGACGCCCGGATAGTGATGCGCGAACTTCGGAGTCGCTGGCTGGTCACCGTGCTTACCAACCTCTTCCTTGCTCGACGGAAGACCCTTGTGCGAGCCGTTGGCGCTTACGCCCAACGAGTTCGAACGTCCGGCCTTCAATGAGGCGTGGTCGTGCGAAGCATCCGAAACCTTCTCGGCCTTCGGTACTGCGCGACCCGGATACTTGTGTGCATGCGGCTGGTCGCCACTCTGCGCTTTTTCCGGTGCATGAGCCTGCGATGCTGCTGTGGTGTTTTCTGACATCTGAATTACCTCTGTACGTCTCTAAATTTTGGGGTGAAGAGCGGGAATCGAACCCTGCGCCGAGGGATTCACAGTCCCCCGTGCTACCATTACACCATCGACACCATAGAGAGTATTTAGACTCTACCACAGAAGCCTGACGATGTCAAGTAAAATTTTACAGAAGTGCCTTCAAGCGGGCAACAACGTTCGCTTTCGAAGAATACACTTCCGCTTCAATCTTAGCAATCTCAGCCTTGACATTGGCTACCGTCAAGTTGGCCGGATGCTTTACTCGCCCTGCGCCGAAGCCTAGAGCGAAAAATACGGCAACTGCGAGCAATGTGAACATTGGGTTCCTTAGTTATTCGGCCCGTGAGTCTTGTGGTCAGCCTCGTGGGAATTGATTGGGTAACGATTCAAACCTGTTTGCTGCTTGGCGCAACGGACAGCCGCGCCCTTCTCACATGGTGCCTCTGGCTGTACGTGCGTGTCAACTGCTGGCACGCCTACGCGAGTCGGCTTCTGGTCGTGCTCAGACTTCCATGAGTCCGGTGTGATTACCATTTCATCCTCTACTTCCTGCTTACACCGAATCTTTCATCGGAGACTAAGCGGATGTTACTTTTGCGGAATGTGCTCCACGAGCCTTCCGCCCGTGAGAGATGCCGGGTCCTTCCCGCGCATGATGGCGCGCATGGAAGCTCCCTTGTATTCGTAAACTCTGTGGCCGTCCGGGTTTTCAAATTTGATGCGGACGGTGTTGTTGTCGATTTTCTCTTTCGACAGAATGTTTTTCTTGCTCATGCCTTGCTCGTGCAAGCGTAGGAGAATAGCGTTCTAGCTAAACTCTGAACCTGCGATGGAGTCAATGTTATGTTGACGGTCTCTCCACAAGAGCCATCGTTCTTCGCTTCACCGCGAACGGTGATTACGAGATTCTGATGCTCATCGACGTTGAGAGACAAATACTCCGGATAGCTGCTACTCGGAGCAGTGTATGCGAATACGTTATTCACTGGAAACCTTTTCAGCCGCTCGCTGTGCCCGATTGATAAATTCAAACACCTCAACGGGAAGCGGCGGCATCGGAAGGAAGTCAATCGAAGAATCAGCTTCCCACATCTCATCAGACCAATTCATCGGGTCTTGTTGTCGAAGAAGAACTTCGGCAACGCGACTCGCGCTCGGTTCCATTACTGGGCTGGCGCTAGGCCAACTGCTGGCGCTACCGCTTCTACAACAGCGGATTCAGCCACGGCTGGTGCGGCCACGGATACGGCAGCGGCTACATCAAGTGGTGCGGCGCGAAGAATGATTCGTGCTGCCAAAATCTTTTCGTAGTCCGATAGTCCGCCCTCAGCTTCTGGCGTTTCGAGTACCTTGAGTGCTTCGTCTACTGCGCTCATCTTAATCTCCATTCAGACCGTTATTCAATGCGGTCACTCGCGGGATGTTGTTCCAATTTCGGTCGAGCATATCGCTGGCATTCACCTTGACAACGGTGTGCTCATGCGGCTCGATGAAGCGAACCTCTGTGCCCCATTCAATCTTAACAAGGTGGTCACCGAGATTTTGGAAAATGAAAATCTGTCTATAATCGCTCGGGTCCATCTGGACCGTACACTGCACTCCTGCTTCCGAACAATAAGTGTTGAACTGGCGCGTCATGTACTTGCCAGCATCGGCGGATACGTGAAGTCTGCTGAGTGCTTGTCGATTCTCTGTTGGTTGTGCTAGAGGTCGTGGTGCTGCCTCTTGTGGGCGGCGCGGCACGATGGCTTCGTACAACACCTTCAAAAAGTTCTTAGCGGTGCCGCTCATGCGAATGCTCTCGCGTGAAGGTCTGCAATACTACGGCCTGCGGCTGCACCCAACTCATCAGCAGCTTGTGCCACAATTGAATCCATCGCCGCTATTAAAGCGAAGTCACTGAAACTTGAATAATCTGCGTACTGCTCCACTAAGTGAGGCATGAATGGAGTATATGGCGCTATTTCTTTTGCCACGCACTCGGGTCCCATCACGGTCGATAGGCTTGGGGCGACTGCGGCCCCGGCTATCCCCACCCCTAGCCATTTGAAAAACTTGCGGCGATTCATCATGTCTCGGTAATCGCTTTTAGAATAGCTGCTGGATTGAATGCATGACCCGCCTTGACTACGTACTTTGTGAATGACGGGTTATTCATCAATTCCAAAACGAGAGGATAAGCCTTTTTCAGTTCTGCGCGGGCATTCGCTTTTTCTAATTCTTGTACGCGACGGTCGAGGTCTGCGGTTACGTCGTAGACACCCGCTAACTTCGAGTTCACGGTTTGTTGGTCAATGGCGCTTGGTCCGACCTTTGCAAGAGCAACTTGACTCTCGACTTGACCTACGCGTTCGTTAAGGCGCTGGATGGTCTTCAACAGACTTTCCACGTCTTGGCGAACTTGGTCGAATCCTTTCTGGGTCGAATCACGGAGATTCGTCAACGATTGAACGTTATTCTGGTCGCGAAGCGTTTGACGGCCTTCGCGGTCCTCTGCCTCTTTCTTCAACTTATCGATGCTTTCGCCTTGATAAATCAATGCTAGGTGCGCACGTTCTGCTTTCTCTTTAGCCTCGACTGCGATGCCTACTGCTCTCTCAGCTTTGAGACGAACCTCGTCGCGGAGTGCGGCGACAGCATCGGTGTTCTGACGCGTCTGACGCGCAACATTCACCAAGCGGTCAGAGAACTTGTCGAGCAAAGTTGCGACCTTGCTCAGAATCTGGGACTTCGTATTTGACATTGGGTACTTCCTTTACTTTCCGCGTTTGCGGGATTGGGTCTTTCTCTTTCGAATCTTCTTTAGTTGTACCGGGGTGCTATTTGAAGGCACCACCGTTGCGGTTGCTTTTCGCTTCTTGATGCGAGCGTATGCTGCGTGGATGTCGCGCTCCACTTCTGACTCTGGAGCTTCTTTCGGGTCTGGATGCGGAAATACGCCACCGAGAATCGGGTCGCCCGATTTAATGCGCCCACTTTCTAGTCCAAAATTTAGTACATTTAGAAATACGTCGGTCGATTCTCTAACACGACGGCGGTATTCGTCCGAATAAGTCGGCACGGGTCCTGGGTCGCCTCTCTTGCTGAACCATTCTGAGGAAGCCTTGGTATTAGTGCTGGGAAGGTCGTACAGTTCATTGTATGCGGATATCAATTCCTTCTGGTCGCTGCGAATCTTCAAACCACAATTGTAGAGGCATTTGATTTCTGTAACGCCATCAGGGAATGTGAAGATGCTGAGATTGTAATCTTTCGAGGCGGCAGTAAGTCCGCGCGACCGCCCACCACCTTTAAGATGGTTGCAGGGGTAGCGTAACTTGCTCTTGAATAATTGAAGCACGCTCGCAAGGGTGTACTTCCCCGGAACAAGTTTGTTCAACTGCTCAACGAGGAATTGCTCGACTGTCTGTACTTCCATTGGGCGCTTCCTTGGTCCCCAACTAAGTTGGGGGATTGTGTTGCTGAAAATCGTTTACTGATTCTGGCTCGATGCCATCGTGTTACCGTTAAAGTCGTTCACTTCTAACTCCTGCGCGCGGTGCGCGGCGGTCTAGCTCGTTCGAGCCGCCCGGGTGGAACGGACGGGCTGGCGGGTGCGGCCCGGGTGATTGCCGGGGGACCCTAGTCACAGTGACAGCCGGGTATGCTAGGACACGTTGCCACGTAAACGAATTCGGCAGGTCGAGACCCCCTTGGGGCGACTACGGCATGCCAGACCCCCGGGGGGTTAACTTTGGCAACCGGATTGCTGGGGGAGCAAGTTCTCTTCCAAACTCTATGTCATTGATTACATTACACTTAGCGTTTCGCTGCGAGTTCGCTGTCGGCCAAGTCATCCAGTTCATTGCGCGTTGCGAATCGTTGCCCGAGAGGTTGGCAATTAATGCGCTATTAATTGACAGACGGTCGAAAGCGCGCTAAGTTACTGATAACACTCAACTTCGGGTTTGGCATTGCGCTTGCTGGGGGAGCAAGTTCGTTGCCAAACTTGAAAACCGTTGAAAACAAAGGACTTGCGCGATGAAAAGTTAGCTTTAGGAATTTTCTGGTAATCACGCGACATACGCGTTGAGTTGTCACTATCTTGTAAGCCGTTGATATCATGCGAGTTGTTGGTGTTTCGCGGTGTTGTAATTGGGTTGATTCTAAACGAATCGTCACCGGGAAAGGTCACCTGAGACTAGGCAAAGGATGCGTGGTTGGGGTCATGATTCCACGCGCGAGACCTATTTCATTTGTTTTCTATGAGTTGTGCTGAGATAAATCCTCAACGCGCTAGCCTCGCGCATCAGTCGCGCTCTGGTCACGCGTGTCACTCGCGGTCATCCGAGCATGCTGTCATTGTGTCTTTGGAGTCGTATGACACTATTTTTGCCACTTAACTCTATGGGAACACAGGTCTTACACGAATTGTGTCATACAGAAAGTGGGGGCGGACAGACAGACACGCATGCAAAGTGATATCACTTTTGTACACGATGCTAAAAACGTATAAGTCCTTTAGAATCAACAAAAGTCTTATAAGTCTATGATAACACTGTATTTATTTTATATTTCTAAACAAACCTCACATTCACGTAGCTAGTCGGTGCAAAGTGATATCACTTTTGTGCAGCGTGTGTTATCCCGCCCCCGGTATTTCGTATGCCACAATTCCAGTATCTCTTGTGTTCCCATACACTTAAGCCCGCAAAA